GCCAGAAGATGCCATCACAGCCATTGGCGCTGCACTTCGTGGAGAAGCTGAACCCATCCGCAAATATGGCGTTTTGCTTAACGACAACACTCTTAAACAACGTGCAAGCACTCTAGGAATTTACGAGGGTACAGGCGCGCTCACGGCCCAACAAAAGATTCTGGCAACACAAGCTGAAATTATTGCGCAAAGCTCAGACGCACAAGGGGACTTTGAGCGTACTTCTGGAGGATTGGCAAACAAAACCAGAACATTAAACGCAGAATACAAAAACCTCTCAGCAACCATTGGCGCACAATTGCTTCCTGTGGCAACAGATGGCGCAATTGTTTTGGGTAATGTCCTTTCAGTTGCAACCGCAAAATCGTCAGAAGAAAATGGCAAGTTTTCAAAAACTGTATTTGAGATGGTTGCCAACGTCATTCCTGGTGTCAAACAACTTAAAAACATGGCGCAAGTTCTTCACCTTTTGGCTGGAGAACAAGAAACTACAATCACTTCAACACGCAACTTGTCACGTCAGTTTCGTTCTTTTGAAAATGCAATGTTGCGAGCTTATGAGGAAGGCTTAAAGCCAACTAAAGAAGAACTTAAAGACTTAGCTGCAAAACAGGACATAGCAGAAAAAGCAGCCAAAAGACACGCGGACACTCTTAGAACTCGTTTGGCAAACGCAGTCAAAGGAGTTAAAAACAACTTAAAGGATGCCGAAGAACAGCTTCAATCCTTTGCAGATGCCACAGAGGATTCAATCACTGGAATGGTGTCGCTTTCTGACGCTATTAGAACACAAGACGATGCAACCAAAGGTGTAGCGGATTCTTTGAAAGAGCGCAAAGACGCTTATGCAGACGTAGCATCAGCCACCAAAGACGTTGACGACGCAATGAAAAAACTCACCAAAACTCAAGCAGAGGATGACACTGAGGCAATTATTTCGGCAACAGAAGATTTAGCTGACGCTAAAATTAAACTTGCAGAAGCAAACGACGCACTTGCAGTTTCGGAAACAAACGTTAATACAGCACAAAAAGTTCAAGCTGAATCTGGCTATGCACAAGCGTTTCAAAAGCAAATTGCAGATGCCAAAAAGTTTGCTTCTAACCTTGAATACCTCACTGGCTACGGACTTACCAAAGCAGGACTTTCTCAGCTCATAAACCTTGGCCCTGTCGCAGGCTTAGCAGTGACGCAGGACCTCATCACAAGTGCTAATGGCATGACGTTGGCAAGTTTTAATGAGTCGCTTGGCAGTCTCGCCAGTTCAGCAGCTGGGCTTGGACTTGCTGCAGGCAACGCATTCTTTGGTGGCAACGTGGCTGCAGGACAAGCAGCCCTTGGAACAGTCAACAATCTTCAAATTACAGTTACCGCTGGCCTAGTGAGCAATCCTGCTCAAGTCGGTAGGGATATCATCGAAGCCATCAAATCCGCCGAACGTTTATCGGGCCAAGTTTTCGTATCCGTATGACGCAGCCACAGCTTCAAGTCCTGATTGGTTTTCAAACCACTGTCGGGTTCGGTCAACCATTCCAACTTAATGACTCTTTCTATGGTGTTCTAGACACGGCAGGCCGTGGCATTTTGGGCGGAATCCAGATGGCTGATGTCACCGAATTTGTGCAATCTGTTTCCATCACTCGTGGCCGTTCACGGCAACTTGACGAGTTCAACTGTGGCACCGCCCAAATAAACCTATGGAATAAGACCCGCACATTTGACCCATTGAACCAGTCATCGCCGTACTGGATTGGGGGAACCACTCAACAAACTGGAATCGTCCCACGTTTACCAGTTCAGATTTATGCCAACGGTATTCCCATTTACACAGGCGTAGTCACAGACTGGGACATCAACTACGACTTAGGTTTCAACGACACAGCCACAGTGCAATGCGCAGATGACTTCACCATCCTTTCAAACCAGCAAATTAACGCTGTCACCCCGTCAGCTGAAAAGACTGGCGCGCGAATTGACAACGTCTTGAACTACACCGAAATCAGCTATCAAGGAGCGCGTTCCATTGATACTGGTTCCTCCACCCTTGGTGCCTTTGCAATTGACCAAGACACAAACTGCCTGAACTATCTCCAGCAAATCAACACATCCGAGCAGGGCTACCTGTACATGAGCGCAAACGGAACCCTCACCTTCAAGGGCAGGGCCAGCGTTCTGAACCCCACATCAGGAGCCACATTCAATGGCGATGGGACAGGATTGCCCTTCAACAGTCTCATGAACCAATACGGCGATGAGCTGCTTTACAACATCATCAGCACCCAATCCCCCGCGGGAGCCGTACAGACAGTTAGCAATGCCACATCCATTGCCCAGTATCAAGCCCAGACTTACAGCCTTTTGAGCCTCCTCAACAGCACTACAACAGAAGTTGCTGGACTTGGGTCTTACCTTTTGGGTCGATACCAAAACCCAATTTTGCGCTTCAACGGGCTACAAAGCCAACTGTCAGCAATGACAACGGCCCAACAGAACATTGCCCTAAGCCTTGACCTCACCAGCATCTGCACTGTTGTCAAAAATTTCGTGACTGGCACACCATCAAGCGACAGTCAAACCTTGATTGTTTCAGGAGTGAATCACACGATTACACCAGGCAACCACGTCATCTCTTACACCTTTGAATCAACGGACCAAAATGCCTATTTCGTACTTAACGACACGATTTTCGGTACTCTTTCCACCACCAACCTTCTCAGTTTCTAAAGGAGACACAACATGGCAACACCCAACTCACTGTTCACAGCTGGTCAGATTCTGACCGCTTCACAGCAGAATAATTTCCCTTTTGGGCTAATCACAGAATCAACGCTGGCGACTAACTACGCAAACACCGCAGGAAGTTTTGACATCACAGGGCTGTCTGCAACTTGGACTTCGCTTGCATCCCGTAAATATCTCATCGGCGCAATGTTCAATGTTTCAAACACAGGTTCAAATGTCAGTCAGGTTTACATCTCGACCTCTGGCGGAACAAAATTGGCGGAAGGATACCAACTTGTAACTGTTGCCAATGTGCCTCAAACAATAATGATTTACACAATCGTCACTCCAGGTGCAGGTTCTGTTACATACAAAACACAAATTGACATTGGTGCTGGCACGACTACTGTGTACGGAACATCAACGCGCGCAAGTATTGCTTCAAGAATGTTCGTCCTTGACATCGGCACCGCCTGATGCGTAAAAGCCTAATTCTATTGGTCATTTGCGCATCGCTTACCGCTTGTGCAGACCGTGAACGTCTTAACTGCCCACCCACAAAGAACAAAGCACTTTCGAGCGTTCCCAACACAATCTCAACAGAGACAACAACAGCACCCCGATATGCAACAGGAGCCAAGTGCCGATGAAACCTGACAACAGACACTCAAACGAAGAAATTAAAGCCCGCATTGTGATGATTGTTGCCATCGGCCTGACACTGTCATTCGCAGGTTCAGTGTTCACAATCCTGTACGGACTGCTATTTGTTACACAGCCCGAAAAAATGGCAGAGCTTGATGCAGCTCAAATATCAGTGCTGTCGTCAATGCTTCTCACATTGTCTGGTGGCTTGATTGGGTTGCTGGCAGGTAATGGTTTGAAGGACAAACCGAAAGACCCACCAGCATGAGCGTTCGCCCCTATCCGTATTACCCATCTTGGGACGGCAAGCGCACACAACCCGTGACAGCCAAGTTGGTTGAACTTTGCAAAGCACGTTGGGGCCTTGTCTCCCTAGGCACCTATGCCAATAGAGCTATGCGGTCAGGAGCCAGCCTGAGCGTTCACGCAACTGGTTATGCAGCTGATTTGAAATACAAAGACGAAGCACAAGCGCGCATCATCTGGGACTGGTTCCTAGCCAACTCAAAAGCCCTGGGACTTTGTGAAATGCACTGGTATGCCTATGGTGAATATGGCGCGGGCTACCGCTGTTCTCGTGGCGAAGGCAAAACTGGCGTCAAGATATTTACAGCAGATGACAACGCTGGCTCCTATCAAGGCTCACCAAATTGGTTTCATATTGAAGTGGCTTCGCAAACTCCAGAAAACTTTGAAAAAGTCTTTCGAGCGTTGAAATAAGAACTCCCAGCTTGTTTGAGCGGGCTGGGGCTAAGTGGTGGGTATCTTTGTTTCCATTGGGATATCCACCACTGACTTCTCAAATTGTGTATAGTCACATTTAGCCACTCAAAGGGCAGGAAGTCAGGAAACATGACAAAATTAACTATCGGATACGAACCAAAGTTTGACTTTGAAGTTGACATGGTTTATGGCAGGGCAGGCGAAGCTGAACTTGTTGAATTCTTTGATGCCGTACAAGGGTCAAAAGTAGAAGTCAAATCAGACAGGTATCGCAATGGCAGGATGGCTGTTGAAACCCAGCAGAAGCCCGCAGGACGCGACTGGCAGGACTCTGGTATTAATGTGACCAAGGCTGAATGGTGGGCATATCGGCTGGCCCCTGGTGCTTTTATTCTTGTCTCAGTCCCAAGACTTAAAAACTTTCTTCGGCTTAACCGCCTATGGCTTAGAAAGCGCGATTTCGCTGCAGGCTCCGACAACCCGTCACGGGGCTTCGTTCTATTCCCAGACGAAATTCAACGTTTGCTGACTGATGAGGCGTACGACTAATGACCGATACCCAATTCATATACAGTTTCATCATGGGATGGGTCAGTTGCTGGCTTTGGCTCAAAATGATGGCAAACCGACCATGATTCCTACCTGGGGATATCTTCCGTTAGTGTCTAGAGACAAGTTGACACTCGTTCAAATCTTCACGGATTTGAAAACAGGTGAACATATCAGGATTACAGTCGCACATCGCTTGGCTCCCTACCTGAGTTGGTCACCGCCTATCGAAGTAGAGAGAACCTGAAACGCATCATGGCACTAGCCCTTCTCACCGTCCTGTCCGTCCCAGCTCACGCAAGTGCAGCTTCTAATTCATGCCCCAAATGGGAACCGCTACTGGCTCGTCATTTCCCTGCCAAAGTTGTCCCTGTGATGAGCAAAATTGCTTATCGCGAAAGTCGCTGCAACGAACATAGCCTTTCGGTTGTGCGCAAATCCACAGGACGCCCAGATGTGGGCCTGCTCCAGATTCAAGGCTCATGGGCTACTGTGACACGGGCAGTCTGTAAGAAACAGGATGTAGTCAAAGCTTTGCTCAATGCTGAATGCAATGTCAAAGTTGCTGGCTACCTATACAAGAATGGTGGCCTTGGTCACTGGCGAGCAACATCAGGAAAATAACAAAGGAAAACAAATGGAAACAAGCACAGGCGAACTCATTGCCAAATTAACCAATCTGAGCCACAACTTGGCATTAGAACTACGCTTTAAAGAATCAAGCTTGGTGCTTGAAGCTGTGGGCGCGCTACACGCATTGCCAACATTGGCTGAAAAAGTCAGAGATTCATGGCACCCATCGTTCAACACCAGTGGGCCATCCAAAGGAATCAGTTACATCAGTTCAGTCAAAATGGTTGACGCTGATGAGTGAGTACACACACAACGATGACGTTGCTGATTTGCTTTACGCAAAAGAACAAGAGGTTGAATTCCTTAAAAAAGCTGTTGTCAGGCTTAGTGCTGAACTAGACCGCTTAGAAAAGGAACACGCTCGTGGCGTTTAATCTGGATGAATACACCCCCGTGTCAGAACGCATAAAAGCATTCTGGATTGACCATCCGAATGGCGCTATTCATTCAGAGCTTGTCTTTGACGATGGAGTTAGATGCGTCATCAAGACGACGTTGTGGCTAGACAAAACCGATGTTCAGGCAACAACAGTGGACTACGCAGAAGAACTGATTGCTGACCGCGGAGTGAACGCTACTAGTAGGATTGAGAACTGCTGTACCTCATCACAAGGCCGAGCTTTAGCAGCTGCAGGATATCTTGGAGCCGATTGGACTAAAAAGCCAAGCCGTGAAGAAATGCAGAAGGTCGTGCGTGGAGGCACCACAATTACTCAACCCTCCAACCTGCCAAGCGAAAAACAATTGTGGTTGTACAAAGCGGAGCTAAAAAAGGCAGGCAAATTGCCACCGCATAACATTGGCACGATGAGCAAGTTTGAAGTTTCAAAAGCAATCGATGCTCTTAAAAACGGTGAAGTGGAACTGCCACAGTACGACACACCTGAGGAGCCGTTCTAAGTGTTAGACCTATTCAGCCTTGTCATCATGCTTTCCGCAGTGTTCTGGTGTGGCTACCTCCTAGGCCGTGACAAATGATTGCCATGAGCGAAGCGTCATTCATGGCCCAAGTCAAAGCATTGGCGTTTCAATTTGGTTGGTCGTTGCACCACTCACAGCCTTCAATGACTCGGACAGGTCGGTACATAACTACTGGCTCCAGTGGCTTCTTCGACATTGTCATGGCTCACCAGGAGCGCGGACTCATCTTTGCAGAGTTAAAAACGGAGAAGGGCAAAGCATCAGATGCTCAGCTGCATTGGATGAGAACTGTCCACCCTCACGCTGAGTGCTACCTTTGGCGTCCATCAGACATCACCTTCATAGCCCAAAGGCTCTCCCAATGCTGATACTGGCTTGGTACGCCCTGCTAATATCCATCGGCATTGCCATTCTTCAAGGCGTACGCAAAGACTAAACACATGACAACAACTGAATACGACCAAGGCCACATAGGGGATTGCACTCTGTTGGTGTTCACACGGGAACGTGGGTAGAGCAGTGCGCCCCAATACTTGTGATGACTTACCTGAATAGCAGTGGGGATAAGCCACTGTGCAGAGTACGAACTTCATAAACGAGAATGGCTGACCGTCCTAAACACACCACCTGCCAGAGCTGCTTGCTCAAAGTGGGGGCTGGCACAAACCACAACACTGCTCACACACACGAAAGCAACCGCTGGCAAAGCCAAGGGCGCTAGATAAACAACACAAAGGAAACCACCATGACCGCACACAACACCAAAGCACGCAATCACTCCACGTTCAAAGCAATACGCAAACAACTACTAGAACACGACAACCACTGTGCAATCTGTGGCAACGAAGCCAACACAATCGACCACATCAAACCAGTTGACACCTTCCCCAACCCCATAGACGCCAACACCTTGGACAACTGCCGAGTCCTATGCAGAAGCTGCAACTCACGAGCAGGCGCACGATACGTCAACGCAAAAACAGCAGGAAAAATACAAAACGAAATAGAAACCACACAAAGTGACCATCCCTTTTTAGCCACGACCCCACGGAAGCC